TAGAGCTTAATTATAAAAACTTTAGAAATGGTTATATAGTTTTAAATGGTGTTAAATTAAAAAACAATCAACCAGAATCATACAACATAACATTCTTTGGAGAGACTGTAACATTAAAAGATAAAATAAAAGATAAAAAATTATCAGAACTAGACTTCTCTCAGTTTGACCATAGTTATAATGTAGCAACTGTAAAACAAGGTGTACAAAGTTTTGTAAATGTCTTAAATGGTCAATCAACTACTAAAGCACATATTATATATCCTTTAATATCACATACAGATAGATTTATATATGATAGTAGTAATGGGGGTGTGTTGACATCACAAGAAAGATCAAACAGAACTAGAAACTTATATGCAAGTGGTAGTCAATCTACAAGTGGTGCAGGAACTGCAAATGAAAGATTAGGAAGCACAATGGGTTTTACTTTTAATGATTTAAAACCTGCACTAAGAGTTATAGATATTATTAATGTTATTGCACAAGACCCTACAATAGGTTTACAATTTAGTGATGACTTTTTTAAAGAAACAGGAATGTTTGCAGATCTGTATATGTGGCTACATAGAAACAAAGGGGAGATAGGAATTACACCTAGCAACGAATCGAATGTATCTAATATTATACTAAACCAAATACAAAGTTTTACAGCTACACAAGGTACGACACTAGAGTTCTTTTCTTTGTTACCTACAAGTAATTTTGCACCAACCTTTGATGGGGGTATATTTAGATTTGTAACACAAAGACTAGAAAGTCAAGTAGGTGTTATCGAGACTATGCAAATTAATTGGAAGATCACACCCCAAACCTCAAGTAAAAAGTTTACAGCAAAATTAAGAAGAGCAGGAACGGGAGAAATAATTGCAGCAGCGACATATTCACAAACTGGATTTATTAGATTACAACATTTGTTTGAGGGTGATGCAGGTTTTACACAACCATTAATGCAACATAATGTAGAGTTTGTAATTGAAACGACAGAAACAAGTTTAAATCTTACATACGAACTTACATTTACTAGAGTTGCTAGTGGACAATCAAACAATGCAGATAATTTTACTGCAACAGTACAAGCAGGTGTAGTAGAACCTGATAGTTTAGTAGAAACAATTTATGTACAAAACAATATCCCAAATATTGGCATACTTGAATTTTTAACAGGAGTGTTTAAAACATTTAATCTTACAGCGTTTATTGAAAGCGATATAGCTAGTGATGACTATGGTAAAGTGGTAGTAAAGACTTTAGATTCTTTTTATGCTAGTGGTACAAATCAAGAAATAACAGAGTTTATAGACACAACACAAAGTGAAAGTAATTTTAGTGTGCCATTTAATGATATAGAGTTTAAGTTTGCAGACCCTAAAACATTCGGTGCATTTTATTTTGAGAAACTAAACAACAGACAATTAGGAAGTGTTAAGGCAAGTGGTATTGGTAATAGTGGTAGAGACCCAAGATTAAATCGTGGTAGAGATTATCGTATAACATTACCATTTGAAAAAATGTTTTTTGAAAGATTAAGAAATGTAAATGGTAGTGATTTTACAAAAATAGGTTATGGTTTCTTTGTAGATAGCGACCAAAATCCAACAATAAATAAACCTTTATTATTTTTCAATGAATCAACTGCAACTGCAGGAATACAAATGATAGATGGTAATGGAACAGGAACGCCTGATACGATAACAACATATAATAGACCAAGTAATATAAGATCAGGAACACAAAGTGTAGTTATAGCAGTAAATGCAAGTGAATCAACTGCTGTTACTTTTAAATATTTAAATCCAACTAATTTTGCAGATGTAAGTGTGTCGGTAAGTCCAGATAGTTCTACAACAGTTAATCCTTTAGTTACTGGAAGTTTACAAAGAACATCGGCAGTTACAAATGAATCTAACATAACTACAACCTTTACAACATTAACATCAGGACAAACATTACATTTTAGTATTGAAGAAGATCCTTTTAATGATACACCAGAAACATCTACATTATTTGAAAACTTTTACAAGCAATACATAAGAGATGTATTTACATATAAGAGAAGATTAAAAAAATACAAAGCATTATTACCACAAAAGTTTTTACTTAAATATAAATTATCAGATACTATTGTTATAAATAATACTGAGTTTATTATAAATAAAATAACTACAAACCTACAAACAGGAGAAAGTAGTTTAGAATTATTATCTAAAATAAATACGATTTCATAATGATACAAGGAATATTACAATTATTAGAGTTTGTAGATGGCGATACAGAAAACATTAGAATCGCACAAGGTAAATATGAATTACCTAAAACTTTTAAAAAAACATTTAAACAAATTAAAAATGACATAAAATGGCGAAACAAGTAATTATAAATGTAAAAGCAAATACTTCAAATGCTATTAGTGAACTAGATCAAACTAAAGCAGAGATAAAAAAATTAAATGCTGAAGTAACAAAGGTTGGAGATAAAAGTCCAAAGGAGTTTAAAAAATTAGAGACAGGTAGTAAAAAGACAGGAGATAGTGTTAAGAAAACAACTATGTCATTTAAAAGTCTTGGTGTTGCTTTTAAAGGATTAGGTATTGGATTGATTATTGCTGCTTTTGCAACTTTACAAGAGTTGTTTCAAAGCAATCAAAGAGTAAGTGATATATTTAAAACCTCTTTTGAAGCGTTATCAATAGCTTTTAATGACTTTGTTCGTTTTGTAGATAAAGGTGTTGAATCAATTACAAGTTTTTTCAAAGACCCATTAGAGCCAATAAAAAACTTTGGTAAAACAATAAGTGATTTTGTAACAGGAAGAATACAATTAGCATTGGAAGGTATTGGTCTTTTAGGATCGGCAATAAAAAAAGTATTTCAAGGTGATTTTAAAGGTGCTTTAGAGGATGCAGGTAAGGGGTTTGTAAGTTTTAATAGAGGTATAAACCCTGCAGCTATGGTTATTGAGGGTTTGAGTAAAACAGTTGTTGAAGGAACTAAAGCATTAGCAGGTTATACAAAATCAACAATAGAACAAGCTAAATCAAATATTGAGTTAAAAAAATCAGCAGACTTAGCAGCAGTAGCAAATCAAGGTCTTATAGAAAAATTTGATAGACAAGCAGAGCAGTTAAGACAAGTAAGAGATGATGAAAGATTGTCAATAGAAGAAAGAAAAAAAGCAAATGATGAATTAGCAGAGGTTTTAGAAGAACAAGAAAAGTTGATGTTAAGAAATGCACAAATTGCTGTTGATGCTGCTCTTGTAGAATTACAAAAAGATAAAGATAATATTGAGAGTAAAAAGGCAGTAATGGAAGCTCAAAATGAACTAGCAGCAGTAGAAGCTCAAATAGAAGGTTTTAGATCAGAACAAAAATCAAACGATCTTGCACTTGACAGAGAGCTTGTTCAAATGACTAATAGCAAACTAGAAGCTGAAACAAATTTATCTATTGAACAAAAAAGATTTAATGCCGAACAAATTGAAGATAATTTACTTAGATTAGAAAGACAAAGAGAGATAGATGAAGAAGAAAAACTATTGCAACAGGCAAGATTACAAAACATATTTGATGAAGCAAATTTAGGTACACAAGCTAAAATAGATGCACAAATAGCACTTGATGAGTTTATGGAAGAATCAAGACAACAGGGTGTTAATAGAGATAAAGAAATTGCAGATGCAAAAGTAGCAATAGCAAAAGCAGAAGGTGATACAAAAGGTAAAATATTTAAAGATACAGAAAAAGCATTAGGGCAATTATCAGGTATAGCAGGACAAGAAACGAAGGCAGGTAAAGCGTTTGCAGTTGCAGCAGCAACCATTAACACATATCGTGGAGTATCAGATGCACTAGCAGCAACAACTGTAACTCCTTTTGAGACTGCACTTAAATTTATAAACGCAGCATCTATACTATCAACTGGTTTAAAAAATGTAAAGTCTATTTTAGCTGTAAAAATTCCCCAAACATCAGTAGGGGGTAAAATGTCAGGTGGTGGTGGAATAGCAGGAGGTGGATCAGTACCACAAGCACCATCATTTAATATTGTAGGTGCAAATCCAGAAAATCAATTAGCACAAACTTTAGCAGATGCAACACAAAAACCAGTAAAAGCGTTTGTAGTTGCAGGGGATGTATCAACTGCACAAGGTTTAGATAGAAACATCATACAAGAAAGTTCTTTGGGATAGACAAAAACAATTAATTTAAACGATATATAATTATGAAGATAGTTGAATTGATCTTAGATGATAACGAAGATTTAGCAGGTATCGAAGCAATAAGCATAGTAGAGAATCCTGCAATAGAAGAAGATTTTATTGCACTTAAAGGCGAGATACTTGCACTTAAAGAGGTTGATAAAGAAAAAAAAATATTATTAGGTGCATTATTAGTTCCTAACAAACCTATTTACAGAAAGAGTGGAGATGAGGAATACTATATTTATTTTTCAAGAGATACAGTTCGTAAAGCATCACAAATATATTTACAAAAAGGTAACCAAAACAATTCTACATTAGAACACCAACACACTTTGAAGGGTCTTACTCTTGTAGAGAGTTGGATAGTGGAGGATACTAAAAAAGACAAGACTGCATTATATGGTCTTGAATATCCAGTAGGCACTTGGGTTGGTGCAGTAAAAGTAAACAACGATCAGATATGGGAAGAGTTTGTTAAGACAGGCAAGGTAAAAGGATTTTCCATAGAAGGATACTTTGCAGATAAAGCAGAAAGACCAAAAGATCAAACCATAAATGACCTAGCAAATATAGAGGAGGAAGAAGCACAAGAATTATTATCACAAGTAAAAGGTATAATAAGAAATGATAAAAGATACAAACAAGGTAAAAGACTAATATTTGAAAGTTTTAGTGATTATCCAGATGCAGTAAAGAATAATGCAAAGAAGGGTATTGAGTTAAATAAAAAAGTAAAGAATAAATGTGCTACAGATGTTGGCAAAATTAGGGCGCAACAACTAGCACAAGGTAAAGCAATAAGCGAACAGACTATATCTCGTATGTATTCTTTCTTATCTAGAGCAGAAGAATATTATAAACCAGAAGATAAAGAAGCGTGTGGTACAATCTCATATTTATTATGGGGAGGTCTCGCGGGTAAAAGATATGCACAAAAAAAACTTAAAGAATTAGGTAAACTTGATTTGTATAGTCAAAAAGTAAATGATGACTTTGCAATAATATTAGATAGACTTGCATACGCATCAAAAGAGATGGCAGAAAAGATAGCTAAGGATATTGGTTGTGATGGCATACACGAACACGAGTTTGAGGATATGACTTGGTATATGCCCTGTAAACAACACGCACTAAGTGTAGAAGAATTTAAAAAATACAAATGTCCAAAAGGATATAAAAAAGATTATCAGAAACACAAGTGTGTTAAGATGGCAGAGATAGGTGAAAGAGGGGGTATTAGAAAAAGTCCTAAAGCACCAAAGTCGGGTACGCCAAACCCTAAGCCCAAAGGAGAGGGTACTGCTAAGGGAGATGCTTCTACAAGTAGAGGTGCAAAGGTATCAGAAAAAGATTTATCATCATTACAAAAAAAAGTGATGACTTTAATGAAAGATACAAAGATAAACTAGGATATGGTGTTACAGTAGGACAATTAAAAGCAGTATTTCAAAGAGGACTAGGTGCGTTTAATACATCACATAGTCCAAGAATTAAATCTCCATCTGCTTGGGCGCAGGCACGAGTGAATGCGTATTTATACTTAGTAAGAAATGGCAGACCACAAAACCCTAAATATACAGGAGACTTTGATCTGTTACCAAAAGGACATCCAAAAAGTAATAAAAAATGAAACTACCAAGCTATACAAGTCCAAAAGGTGGAAGAAGGGGTTGTCTTTGTAAAGATAAATTAACATACGAAATAGAATGTTGTACTGGAGAATTACACGCACAAGGCATTGGTGCGTTGAAGGGTGGAAGCAATGCAAATATAAATGGTGTTGTAAGATCAAGTTAAAAATGCAAAATAAATTTTAAAAAGCGATATATAATTATGAAAGCTACAGAAATGTTAAATCAAGTAAAAAATCTATTAGGAGTCGAGCTATCTGATGTACAGTTGGCAGAACTTAAATTAGAGAATGGAACTGTTTTAGAAGCAGATGCTTTTGAATCAGGTAAAGAGGTTTTTATTCGTACAGAGGATGAGAAAGTTTCATTGCCTGTCGGAAGTTATGAACTAGAAGATGCAAGAGTTCTTGTTGTCGAAGAAGAAGGTGTGATTAAAGAAATTAAAGCACAAGAGGAAGAAGAAGAAGAAGAGGACAAAGAAGAAATGCAGTATGTAACTAAGCAAGAGTTTCGTAAAGAAATGGATGAGCTTAAAGATATGGTTGAAAAAATGATGAAACCTAACGACAAAGAGGAAATGTCATCTGATGTTCAAGAGAAAGTATCTTTAGCAGTTACAGAGGTGTTAAATAGTGAAGCAGAAGAAAAAGAAGCTCTTAAAGAGGAGTTATCCAAACCTGCTGCCGAACCATTAAAACACACACCAGAACAAGGCAAGTTTGAACACAAATTTAAGTTTGCACAAAACAGAAAATTATCAACTCTAGATAGAGTAATGGAAACTTTAATAAATAAATAAATAAAATTATGGCAGTATTAACACACATAAGCGATGATGTAATGAGAATTTTTGATGACTATGAATTAATTTCAGCATCAGGATCATTAAATCTATCGGACTCTGGAAAGGTATTTAAAATTTCTGGAACAGGATATACAGTAACACTACCTTCGCCAAGTGCAGGGTGGAAAGCAAAATTTATTGTATCAGGCGCATTTTCAACAGACTTCGTAGTACAATCACCATCAGACAATAGAGATACTATTAATGGTGGAGTAATTGTAAACGGAGCAATCGTTGAAGCTGATGCAGTAGATAGAGTAACATTTGAAGATGATGCAGAAAGTATAGGTGACCACATCGAAATACATTCTGATGGAACTAGCTACTTTCTAAGTGGAAATGGTAACGCTGCTTCTTCAATAACAGTTGGTGAATTATAATAATTAAATAAATAAAAAAGATATGGCTACTACAACAAGTATAACTACTACTTACGCAGGAGAGTTCGCAGGTGAATATATCGCTGCAGCTCTATTGAGTGGAGTTACACTATCACAAGGTGGGGTTTCAATAAAACCTAACATCAAATTTAAAGAAGTTATCAAAAAACTTGCACTTGACAGTATTTTAAAAGATGCTTCTTGTGACTTTGATCCAACTTCAAATGTAACATTAACAGAAAGAATTTTACAACCAGAGGAGTTTCAAGTAAACTTACAACTATGTAAAAAAGATTTCAGACAAGACTGGGATGCTCAGTCAATGGGATTTAGTCAATACGATAATCTTCCTAAAAAATTCTCTGATTTCTTAATTGCACAAGTTGCTGCTAAAGTTGCTCAAAAAACAGAGCAAAATATTTGGCAAGGTGCAACTGCTAACGCAGGAGAATTTAACGGATTCCAAGCACTACTTGCAGCAGATGGAGATGTTGTTGATGTAACAGGCACAACACTTTCGGCTACAAATATAATTGCAGAATTAGGAAAAGTAGTAGATGCTATTCCTAGTGCAGTTTATGGTAAAGAAGATGTAAAAATCTATATTCCAACAAGTGCTGCTAAATTTTATATTCAAGCACAAGCTGCTTTAGGATATAGAGAGCTTTACAATGTTGGTAAAACAGAGATGAACTTTCAAGGTATTCCATTATTTACTGCTTCTGGTTTAGGAAATGATAAAATGGTTGCTGCAGAATCTTCTAATTTATTCTTCGGAACAGGTCTATTAAATGACTGGCAAGAAGTTAAGTTAATTGATATGGCAGATATTGATGGAAGTCAAAATGTAAGAGTTGTTTTAAGAGGAAGTGCAGGAGTACAGCACGGAATAGGATCAGATATCGTATTATACTCTTAATATTGTTTAACATAAGAAAGGTAGGTGGGGTATATGCCTACTTACCTTTTTTTATAAAAATTAAAAATTATGGCTTGTAACTTAACAAAAGGAAGAGGTTTACCTTGTAAAACAGGTGTAGGTGGAATTAAAGCAGTATTCTTTGTAGATTTTGGAGGTCTTGGTGGATTGACAACATCAGGTGGAGAAGTAACTGCTATTTCTGGAAGTCCAACACTAATGAAGTTTGATGTTAAAGGTAATTCAACATTAGACACAACAGTAACATCTTCAAGAGAGAATGGTACTACTTTTTATGAATCAAGTTTAGTATTGAACTTAACTTTTCAAGAAAAAGAAACATCAGAAGAAATTAAATTATTAGCAGTTTCAAGACCACAAATCATTGTCTCTGACTATAACAGTAATTTCTTTTTAGTAGGAGAAAAGAATGGTGCAGAATTAATAAGTGGGACATTTAATTCAGGTGCAGGGATGGGCGATTTTTTCGGTTATGCACTAACATTTGGGTCAACTGAGCAAAACCCACCATTATTTGTTGCACAATCTATTATGGATGCTGCTACAGAGGGTACTCAGATAACACCAAACTAATATATTATTAATTTAGTTGAAAACGAGAGGGTTTATACCCTCTTTTTTTTTATACCTATACAAAATCATTGATTTATTTCGATATATTAATATGAAAGTATTAAGTACATCATCTTCTGCTCAGAACTTAGATGTTATTCCTAGAGTATTTGTATCTTCATATACTATGAAATTAAGAGATACAAGTAAAAACAAAGAAGTGTTTTCATCTAGTGTTAGTGCTTCAGATAATGTAAATTTTAAAAGATTATCGGCTACTATAAGTCCTGTTTTAAAAGAGGGTAGATATTATGATTTGACATTACTAAATGGTAGTGCAGTTGTATATAAAGACAAAATATTTTGTACTGATCAAACTGTTAATCAAACTAACAACAATTATTACGATATTAATAATGGAGAGTTTACATTTGATGAAACAACAGGATCACACGATAACGATTACATAATAGTATGAACGATTTAAGAGTTATAAATTTAAGTAGTTATACAACACCAAAAGTTGTAGAATATAAGAATAAAGAGTGGGTAGGATATGGTGAAGATAACAACTACTTTAAATATCTTATAGATAGATATAATGGGAGTCCGACTAACAATGCTATTATAAATGCAGTCTCATCAATGATATTTGGTAAAGGTTTAGATGCTACAGATAGCAATAAAAAACCAGATCAATATGCAAAGATGATATCTTTATTTAATAATGATTGTGTAAGGAAATTATGTTATGATTTGAAACTAATGGGTCAATGTTCTTTACAAGTTATTTATTCAAAAGACAGAAAGACAATAGCACAAATAGAGCATTTTCCAGTAGAAACATTAAGAGCAGAAAAAGCAAATGATAAAGGAGAGATTGATGCTTATTATTATTTTTCTGATTGGTCTGAATATAAACCTACAAGCAAATTAAAAAGAATACCATCATTTGGTAAAAGTAAAGAAGCAATAGAAATACTTTACATAAAACCATATAGAGCAGGATTCTTTTTTTATAGTCCAGTAGATTATCAAGGTGGATTACAATATGCAGAGCTTGAGGAGGAAGTAGGTAATTTTCATTTAAATAATATAATGAATGGTATGTCTCCAAGTATGCTTATAAATTTCAACAATGGTGTGCCAAATGAAGAAGAAAGAGAATTGATAGAAAGAAGAATATCACAAAAGTTTTCTGGAAGCAGTAATGCAGGTAAATTCATTCTTGCTTTTAACGACAATGCAGAAACAGCAGCGAGTATTGATCCTGTACAGTTATCGGATGCACACCAACAATATCAATTCTTGAGTGAAGAAAGCACAAGAAAAATTATGGTTAGTCATAGAATAGTAAGTCCAATGCTTATTGGTATAAAAGATCAATCAGGTTTAGGAAACAATGCAGATGAACTAAAGACTGCATCTATATTATTAGACAATACAGTTATAAGACCCTTCCAACATTTACTTATTGATGCTTTTGATCAAATATTAGCTTACAATAAAATATCATTAAAACTTTATTTTAAGACCCTACAACCACTTGAATTTACAGACCTAGAGAATGTAGAGGATGAAGCAACGAAAGAAGAAGAAACAGGTGTTAAATTAAGCGAGGATGCTTGTTGTGTACATTTGGGAAGTAATTTAGATAAGTACATAGATAATGATGTTGCAAACGCTTTAATAGATTTAGGGCAAGATGAAGAAGAACTTTTAAAAGATTATGATGTTATTGATGAGTTTGAGGTTGATTATGAAACAGAAAACGAATTGGATCAAAAGATAGCAGAGTTAAACGAAAAAACAGAACTTGCCAATACAGGTAGTGCAAAACCATACAGAGACAGTAAACAAGATGGTAAATCAAAAAAGAAAGGTCAAGAAGATACAATCTTTTTAGTAAGATATATGTACACACCTTATAGTGGTGCTTATAAAACTAAAAAAGGTAGATCAAGAGAATTTTGTATTAAGATGATGAACGCAAAAAAGGTTTATCGTAAAGAAGATATAAAGGCAATGGATAATAAAGTAGTAAATGCAGGATTTGGAAAAGATGGTGCTAATACATATTCTATTTGGCTGTATAAGGGAGGTAGTCGATGTTCCCATCAATGGACTCGTAAAATATATGCAAGAAAAGAAGGTAGTAAATCTTTGGGTGATACAGTAAGTACAACATCTGCTATAAAAAAAGGTTTCAGACCTGAAAAAAATGCTAAAAAAGTATCTATTGCACCTCGTAATATGCCTAACAAAGGTTATACATCTGCATATTGGAATAAAATGGGATTTAAAAATTAAGAGATGGCAACAGCATTATT